GTGGCGGCACTGGTATCTACTATTCAGCCGACAACATCTACATCATTGGACGCCAGCAAGAAAAAGAAGGACAGGAACTGGTAGGCTACAATTTCATCATCAACGTGGAGAAGAGTCGCTATGTCCGAGAAAAAAGTCGCATACCTGTTGAAGTCAGCTTCGAAGGAGGTATCAGCAAATGGAGTGGTTTGCTTGACGTTGCCCAGGCCGGCGGCTTTGTTGTTAAACCCAGCAACGGATGGTACAGCCACAAGGGCGAAGAAAAGAAGTACCGTCTCAAGGATACTTATAGCAAAGAGTTCTGGTTACCAATCCTAAGTAGCAAGGAGTTCCGTGAATACATTGAAACAACTTATCGAATCAGTGCTAGCAACCTTAACCAGGATCTGGCCATGGACGATATCCAAGACGAGTACGAAGCCGCAGGCGCCTAGTTGGTGCGAGCTCATTACCGACTTCGGTGATCGCAATCTGGAAATTCTAGAAGGCCCTCTGTGTGGTGTGGTGTTCCGCCCTACACAGCTGGGTGTTATTCCCACCAGTGACGACAGCGTCAGACTGGAGTTTAACTATGACCTCATACACACCGGAGACATCGCTGTGGAGGAATTGACTTCCGAGGAAAATAAAACTATAATCGTAGCTGTAATCAAAGAATACCTGGAAATTGAATGAATAGAATTGAAAAGACCATATTGAGAAACCTGGTGCATGACGAGCAATACATGCGACAGGTTTTTCCTTTTTTAAAGACTGAATACTTCAGTTCGGCCGCTGAGCGCACCATCTTTGACTGCATCAAGAAGTTCATCGACGAGTACAATGTCTGTCCCAGCACCGAGGCTCTGGACATAGCACTGCAGAAGACCAATCTCAAAGAAGAAAGTTTTCGGGAGGCTGCAGAAATTGTGCGTGACCTGGTGCCCGAGGATGCCAATCTGGACTGGCTCAGAAACGAAACTGAAAAGTGGTGTCGTGATCGAGCCATCTACAATGCCATACTGAAGAGCATTGAAATCATCGATGGACGTGATAAAAATCACAGTGCCGATGCCCTGCCCAGTCTACTGCAGGATGCTCTGGCCGTGGCGTTCGACAACAGCATTGGCCATGACTATCTGGGCGACTTTGCGGATCGCTATGAATTCTATCACAAGGTAGAACATCGCATTGCCTTTGATTTGGAAATGTTCAACAAGATTACTAATGGCGGTTTGCCCAACAAGACTCTGAATGTGGCCTTGGCTGGCACTGGTGTTGGTAAGAGTTTGTTTATGTGTCATGTGGCAGCCAGCTGTCTGAGTCAGGGCAAGAATGTCTTGTACATTACCATGGAGATGGCCGAGGAACGCATCGCTGAACGTATTGATGCTAACCTAATGAATATTCCCATAGATCAGCTGGCCGACTTGCCGCGGCAGATGTTCGATAATCGCATACAGAGAATCAAGGACAAGACCGAGGGCCGACTCATCATCAAGGAGTATCCAACTGCATCGGCTCATGCTGGTCACTTTAAGAGTCTGCTCAATGAGCTATCCTTGAAGCAGACCTTCCGTCCTGACATCATCATGATTGACTATCTGAACATCTGTGCCAGCAGCAGATTTAAAAATGCCCAGGCGGCCAACAGCTACATGTACATCAAGGCCATAGCCGAAGAGCTGCGTGGACTGGCCGTGGAGCATGCAGTTCCTATTCTGACTGCTACTCAGACTACCCGCAGCGGCTATGGTAATACCGATGTCGAACTTACCGATACGTCAGAGAGCTTTGGTTTGCCAGCCACAGCCGATTTGATGTTTGCTCTGATCAGCACCGAAGAGCTGGAAGCCCTGAATCAGATACTGGTGAAACAGTTGAAGAATCGCTACAATGACCCCACATCGAATCGTAAGTTTGTCATAGGCATTGATCGGGCTAAAATGAAGCTCTATGATGTAGAAGCCCGGGCTCAGCGTGACATCAGTGAAAGCGGACAGGAACCCGACGAAGACTACAAGATCAACAATCGTAAACTCAACCGAGACTTCAGCTCTATCAAAATATAAATAGTACAAAAGGGGACGATATGTATCTGGCACCGCGTATCAACCGAAGAATTGCTGCCCTGCGGGACGAGCTACGGGGCAGTGTTCCCCTGGAACAGGTACTGGAATCGGTGCAGGCAGCACTCAAACCCTTTGGTGTCCGAGTCTATTTGGTGCCCGACGAAACCCTGACTCGTCCAGACTTCATCTGCAGCGGTCTCTATGACTTTCAGAAGAAGCGACAACCCATAGACATTGTGCTGCATTTCAATGAAGGCAATCGTTGCTTCAATTTTACCAAGAAGAACTGGCGCAACTTTAGCTTCCTGCTGAGCCAGGTTGTGCAGCACGAGCTCATACATAAATGCCAGTACAGCCATCGCCAGGCCATAGAGAATGGTGGGTCCACTTTGTACTATGACATCAAGGCTGGTGAGAAGTCTGACAAAGAGCACATGGACTATCTGGCCGAGCTCGATGAAATCGAAGCCTATGCTCATGACATAGCTCTGGAAATACTGCATCACTATCCCACCACAGACCCCTACGAGGTTCTGCGCACCATCAATCGTCGCCGTAAACTCTGGAGCTGGAACTACTACCGCGATGCCTTCAAGTACAGCGAGGATTGGAGCGACGTTCGAAACCGTCTGCTCAAGAAAACCTACCAGTGGATCCCCTTGATTCAGACAAAAACTTCAATATAATCAATGACTTAGCAGGGGCTTGACATTTTGGATCGTTCGTCTATAATGGCTGTTATGATGAATGAGAAAGGAACCGAAATGTCTAAAACTGTTAATATTTCATTAACCGCCAAACAAATAGATCTTCTTCGGGGTGTTCTCTGGGAGTATTATGAGAATAATCCAGATCCAACTTTTTCCTATTACGATTCTGAGGAAAAAGAACTTCATAGCCAGGTAGAAGAAATTCTGGCCTATGCCGAAGATGAATTTTATCAGACTAACTAAGGAGAATAATATGAGAGTAGCACATGATTGGGGTAAGGTCCGTATTGTCCATCTGGGCAGTCCTTTTGAACACGCCTCGGACATCATTGTAGAAGTCATGCGCGATGGTGCCTGGGAACGCTATGCTGGCTTCAATAGCCTGAGCGACGATTACGCCTTCACCAACAGCAAGGAAGCTGCGGGTCGCGCTATCAAGATGCTGGCTGCAGAAACCAATCAGTTCGTCTAAGATCATGAAGGTTAATAAAAAAATAATGGTGCAGAAGCCCAGGCGCCGCGACCCCGTGGCCCGGGATCTGCTGACCCCCAAGTACCGTCAGCGTCGGGTTCCCAACAAGAAACGTGACGCTAAGTCATTGATTTCATTGAAGTTTTTCGGGGCTTGACAACGAGTTCGAATGGTGCTATAATGGTGGTACGTTAAATGAGAAAGGAAACCGAAATGTCAAAGCTCACACACTTCACCGTCGAAATCTACAAAGCCGACCGTCGTATCAAGAAAGACGAACGCTATGGCAAGAATAAGAAGGGCCTGCGCTTCGTGGATGTTGTAGACTTTGCTCCCACCACTCGCGATCATATTGACACCGTGGTTCAGAGCTATGCCAAAGCTGGATTTGTTTCTCAGGTGTTCGAGACCTGGGTCATTAAGAAAAACATGATCAGTGGTCAAGAGTTTGCTGAGCGCTATGATACTCCGCACTTCTGCAGCCCATCATCGGAAACCTATTGGAGCATGTAATTGAGAGAGCCTGACATCAACATTGTCCGCATCTATGTAGAAGAAATACAGGGCGGACTCTATGCCTGGGAAGAAGAAACCAATCAATTTCTGGGTCAGGGCACCACAGTGGATGCTCTGTTCGATCGCATCAAAGAGGGCTTGCCCGACGGCATGATACACGTACTTAAGTGTCACGCCGAGCGCGGGGGCAAGCTACTGCACGATCGGGGCGTCACAGAAATGCAGCAGATCTAGGGTTAGCAAAATGCTAATTAATTATTAAAATGCTA